TCTGGCTCTACTGATAGACACACTATTGCATGGCACAAGTCATCAATGGGTCTAGGTGTAGGATCTGAAGTTAGAACTGAAGTAAACTACATACCTGAAAAGGTATCTCACTTAATGACTTCTTACTTATCTATGGGATCAATTCTAATTGATACTAATGGTATTAGAGTACAGAAGTGTGCGGAATAGGAGATAAATAATGGCATACGAAACTTCAAATCCGATTAAGAAAATATCAGGAGCTGGTGCTGGAAACTCACTATGGTTTTATACTGATGGTGATGCTAAGGCAGCTGTTGTAGCTTCTGGCTATTTCAATTCTGCTTACAAAGAATTAAGCAAAGGTGATGTTATCCTTTGTTCAATCGGTGTAGGTGGAACTCACGAAATGGACGTAATAACAGTTACTTCTGAAACAGGTGCAACTACTGTAACAACAGTAGCTCTTGCATAAGGAGATTAACAACTATGAGGGGGTTTATCCCCCTCTAGTCAAATAGGAGAAATTATGGCAATAAGTGCAGCAGTAGGTGTAGGTAAAAAAATAGTTGGCAAAGCTATAAGTGCTGCCAAAAAGAAAAAAAAAGATTTAGAAACTAAAGGTCGTAGAGTTAAAGGATTACAAACAGAAAAAGTAGTATCTAAAGAATTAGATACTGCTATGCAACAATATAAGAAAACAGGATCTACAAAAGGTTTTGAAAACGTTAGACAAGGAAAAGTAAGCCCTGAAGGTTTACAAAAAGCTAAAGCAATACAAGATACTCCTGATATTGTAACTGGTGCAGCAGCAACTGCACAACAAGCTACAAAAAAAGCTATAAGAGGTGCAAAAAAAGTTACAGCAAAAGCTCAAGAAAAAACTTCTAAATTAATGGAAGGTACAACATTAGGTAAAGCAATAGGAAAAGATCCAACTAGAGCTGCTGAGTTAGGTGGAGCTGCTTTATTAACTGGAGCTTTAGCACAATCTGTTATTAAATCTACTATGAAACCAGAATCTTTATATGATATTTCTAGATTACCTGATGGTAGATTTTCTACAACATTTAGAGATAAAAATAAAAATGTTATTTTTTCAAGAAAAGAATTAACAACAACACAAATAGATGATGTAAGAACTAAATTAGCTGTATTAGATAGTATTTTAGAATCAAGTGAGCCATATAAAAGAAAAAATGAATTTTTAAATACTGCTCAATATTTAGGAAAAACATATGGAATATCTAATATAAGTGGAAAAAATATATCTCTTTTAATGCCTACTGAAGTTTATGAAGGAAAATCAACAACATACAGAAAAAAGAAAAAATAGTGTATGGCAGTAACGAAAGTAGATATAGCTTCAAGAGCATTAGTAATGATAGGAGCAAATCCTATTGCTTCATTTACTGATGGAACAACAGAAGCTAACGTAACTAACACAATATACGAAGAAATTATTGAATCTAGTTTAACTAGACATAATTGGAGATTTGCAACAGGACAACAACAATTATCTTTATTAGCAGATTCTCCTACTGGTAGATTTGAATATGCATATCAAATACCAGCTAATCCTGAATGTTTAAAAATATTAGCAGTTACAGTTAATGATGCATTAATACAATATAACAGATACGAAGATAAAATTTATTTAGATGGTTTTGGATCTCAAAGCACAGTAATTATGGATTATATTTTTAGACAAAGTGAAGATCAATTTCCTCCTCATTTTAGATTAGCAATAGAATATAAACTAGCTAGTATTTTTGGTGGATCAGTAGCAAGAGACGCAGCTTTAGTAAGAGAGTTTGATCAACTAAGTGAAAGACAAATGTTAATAGCTAAAAACACTGACTCACAAGAAACTACTACTAAAACACTTTCTACTGATAGATTTATAACAGAAAGAAGAAGCAGTCGTAGTGGACTTGTGGTCGGATAATGCCTAGAAAAGTAAGACAAGTATATACAAATTTTTCTGCTGGAGAAATTAATAATCTCCTTAATGCAAGAACTGATGCTAAAGCATATTTTGAAGGTGGTAAACAAGTACGCAACTGGTATTTATTAGATGAAGGTGGAGTAATGCGTAGACCAGCTACTGAGTATATGGCTACAATGCCAGCAGAATGTAGAATTATTCCATTTATATTTTCTAATGATGAGGTTGCAATATTTGTTTTATCAAATAATAGACTTGATGTTTATTCTAATAGTGGTGCTGTAATACAATCTAATATAACTTCTAATTGTAATTGGACTACTGCTCAATTATTTGAATTAAATTTTGCACAGTTTGGTGATACTGTTTTTATTACACATAGAAATAATCCTTCAATTCAAATTAAAAGAACTTCTGCAAGTACATTTAGTGTTTCTGAATTTGAATTTGAAGAAGATGAAGATGTGGTAGTTTCTGGTGCATATAAAACTCATGCACCATTTTATAAATATGAAAGCCATGATGTAACATTAACATTAAGCACTTCTGCAACAGGAACAGGTAGAACAATTACAGCGTCTAGTGGTTTTTTTACAGCAGATTATGTAAATCATTATTTAAAAATAGATGGATCTCAAGTTAAAATAACTGGGTATACAAGTCCAACAGTAGTAACAGGAACAATTATTGAAACAGTAGCTTCAGGAACTGGGCCTTTATATGATTGGGAAGAAGAACTTATTTCTGTTCCTAGAGGTTATCCTCAAGCTGTTTGTTTCCATGATAATAGATTATGGTTTGGAGGAGTAAGAGATAAACCTTCAGCAATTATTGCAAGTCAAATTGGAGGTTATTTTAATTTTGATTTAGGAACTGGATTAGCTAATGAAGCAATTAATGTATCTATTGCAAGTGGTGAAGTAAATGAAGTAAGGCATTTATTATCTTCTCGTAACTTACAAATATTTACAGATAGTGGTGAATATTATGTACCTGTATCATCACAGTCTGCTGCAATTACTCCAGCAAGTATAGCATTTCTTAGACAAACACCTTATGGCTGCAATAGAGCTGCGCCAATACCTTTTGATGGTGCTTCTTTGTTTAGTCAAAAAAATGGTAAAGCAATTAGAGAATATGTTTTTTCAGATATTGAACAAGCATATAGATCTACAAGTGTATCTGTATTAGCTTCTCATTTAATTGATACACCAAAACAATTATCAATGATGACTGGTAATGAAATTAAACCAGAACAATTTGCTTTTTTCTTAAATAGTGGATCTAATGATGATGGTAAAATAGCTGTATTTCATTCTATTCGTGATGAAAAAATAGCTGGTTGGACTATGTGGGAAACACAAACTGGAGATAAATATCATAGTATAGCAGCATTAAATGATCAATTATTTGTTATAGTAAAAAGAGTAGTTCCTTCTGGTACAAAATATTTTTTAGAAAGATATGCAAATGATGATAGTATTACTCTTGATTGTTCTACTACTACTACTGTATTTCAAAAAGGTACACCTTTAGTAAATGGAGCTAGTCAAACTGAAAACTCATTATCTGTAGATGGATTTACTTCTGCACCAGCTATACAAGAAACTTTTACTATTGCTGGTAATGCAACTAAATATACTATTACTGCTGTTACACAAACTGCTGTTGGATATGATTTAACACTAGATCAAAACTTAGCAGTTAGTCCTAGTGACAATGCTGTAATAACTATTGTAGAAGGATTTGTTCATACAGTAAATGCAATTTATGAAAACACAGATAAAGTATTTGCAGTATATGGTAATGGATCTTTAGGTGAATTTACAGTAGATAGTAATAATAGAATAACATTAACTTCTGCTCCTTTTCCAACTGGAACTAGAGTAGGATTTAATTTTACTCCTATATTAGAAACAATGCCAATAGATAAAGAAATAGATACAGGCCCATTAACAGGACAGCCTAGACGAGTTAATAAAGCTATTGTAGATATATCTGGTGGGTTAGATATAACTATGAAAGCACAAGATTTAAATTCAAAAGAGTTAGTAATACAACAAGCTGGTTTTACTTCTGGTACAGATATTAGTCCAGTTACAGATAAAAAAGAATTTAATTTTTTAGGTTATAGTAAAAATCCTACAATTACTATTAGCCAAAACGATCCTTTACCATTAAAGGTATTAGGAATAGCTATGGAGTTACAGTTCGCATGAGTGGTGTAGAAGCAGCAACATTATTTGCCATTAGTCAAGGAGTACAAACTGTTGGTCAATTACAAGGTATACAAGCTCAAAGAGCTGCATTAGCAAGAGAAAATTATAGAATTGCAGCAGAATCAAGATTAGCTGCATTAAGAGCATTAGAGGCTGAAAATCAAAGACGACAACAAGCTGAAGAAGAATTAGCTAACAATGCAGCATTTCAATCTATTGCTGGATATTCAGATGATAGTATGAGTTTTTTAAATATTAATAAACAAGTATCAAAAAATATGAATAAAGATGTTGCAGATATTAGGCTTATGGGAAAAGTTGTAGATACAAAATATAGCAGCATGATGTTTGAAAATAGAATGAAAGAAAGAGATTTAGTTTTTGGTGGTTATACTTCTGTTATTGCAGAATTAACAAGTGGTTATGCAACATATAAATATATGAAAGGAAATAAACAACCATCAATTAATCAAACATATACATATAATAGTAGAGGGCGGACTAATTATCCGTATGGATTATAATGGCATTAACTAGAGGAAAAAAAGAAACATCAGTTACTCCTAGTTCAATAGCTAGCAGAATGGGAGTAGTTCCTACTTATGGTGGTGATTGGTTAGCAACAGCTGCTGAAAGCATTGGTAAAAATTTAGATGTTCAAACTAAACGTATTGCAGTTATGGAAGAAGAAAAATGGAAAGCACAATTTAGTATTGATACTTATAAAGCAATAAATGATTTTGCTATGCAAAATAGAATGAATCCAAATGGATTTACTAAAAGTGTAGATCCTTATGTTTCTGAATTAGTAAATCAAGTACCAAATAAATATAAAGGTTGGGCAAAACAATATGCTGGTATGATGGCTGCAAGAGAAGGACAGCAAATAATTAACAGACATTATAATGCACAACAAGCAGAATTAATAAAATTAAATCAAGATAGTAATCAAGTATGGCTTGATAATAATTTAAGAAACTTAGAACAAACTCCTTATGCAGAATGGGATAATCAAATGTTTAGTAGTGTGTTAGCTGAATTTTCAGAAAAAGCAGTTTCTTATGAAAATATGTATAATTCATTAGATCCACAATTTAGAAGTAGATTAGATTCTCCTGAAATATGGAAAAGAAAACATCAAATAGCTTTTGAAGGTGCAAGATTAAATTCAAAAAATAGAGCATTATTAGAAGCTGCACAAAAATTAGATCAAGAAATAATAGAATCTGGTGGTAATGTAAGAGGAGTTAAAGATGGAAAAACTAATGTAGATATAGCAATGGGTCAAATTAAAAAAAATATGGAAGAATATTTAAAAAATCCTGATGTAGATAATCTTGATGGATTTAGTACACTTGTTAATTCTACAAGTGAAGAAAGACAACAATTAAAAGAAAATAGTTTAGCATATGCAAATGAGTTTTTTACACAAGTAGAAAGACAACAAAGTATATTAAAAAATGCTATAGAATCTGAATATCAATTAAATATTAATAGTTTAAAAAGTAGTGCTTCTAAACCTTACACTGCATATGATGATAATAAATTAAATCAATTATTAAATAATATAAATGCTAGTTCAGAAGATAGATTAGAAATTATAAAAGAAAATAAAAAAAGTAATATAATTGGTGCTTTAAGTAAACTTTTATATGATCCAGGTGAAGATAGAAATAATAAAAAAATTTTATATAATAATATAGAATATGGTTTAGGAGTTTATAATAGAACTTGGCAAGGTACTATTGGAAGAATAAGAGAATTATTATTAGCAGAAGGAGTTCCAGAAAACGAATTAACAGACGAAATAATAAAAAATCAAATTATAGAAAGTCATATTTATGAAATGACATATGATCCTGTAACAGGAGAAGGGAGAACTTCTGATACATTAAGTTTAGAATATGATTTTAGAATATTAAATAATCAATTACAAGGTACTGGTAGTAGTCATTTTGAAAAATTAAAACAATATACAATTAATATGGGAATTATGCCTCCTGTTTTATCTAAATATATTACTGAAAATTTAAACAATCCATTAAATTTAGATATTGAAAGTAATAGAGATACACTTGTTGAAATAGCTGGAATGGTAAATTCTTTACAAAATATATCAAGTTTTAAATCATTAGCTATACCAGGTCTTGATAGTGCTGATGAAATGTTATTAACTGAATTTTATAAAGATTATAAATCATACAGAGAGCAAACAAAACAAAAAATAATAGAACAAGATTTTATTAAAAATTGGTTTGAATTAAGAAATAATATTAAAACTAATCAAGCTGATTTAATGTATGAAGAATTTAATAAAAAAATTTCACAAATTGATAAACAATATGTTGAAGAAGAAATAAAAACACAATTAAAAAAAGCTTGGGTTAATATATATGGAACAGAAACTTTAATTGGGCCTCCTTCATTGTTTGGAGATCCAGCAACAGTTCCAGCTAAACCAACTAAACCATTAATAGATATACCAATTTTAGAATATTTTAGAATAAGAGATTTTGAAGCTGAAGAATTACAATTAGGTTTAGGTATGGAAAAATTTATGGAAAGATTACCTGATTATATGATAAATTATTATAGAACAAGACGTGATCCAGTAAATGCAGATAGTATTAAATCAAGACCGATTTGGAGAATACAAGAAGATATTACTTCTATTATACGGTTTGCTATTAATGATTTTAATAATGAAGGTTGGGGGATTCAATAAAATGGCAGAATTAGTACAATTTCCAATATTTCAAACATATGGAAAATATTTAAGTGAAGATGAAATAAAAACTGATGCAGTAAAAACTATTCAAAAAAGATTAATGTCATTAAATGAAGAATCTAAAATTGAATTAGGTATTACTAATGATTTTATAGATGAAAATAATTTGTTTAATATGATTGATAATAAGTCAATAGTTTTTGAATATGATGGAGAAAGATCAAGTATTGAAAAACCAGCATATAGAATAAAAATTGATTATGATAATGATGGGACATATTATGAATTAGTAAATCCAGATGAAAGTACTTTATATGCACCTTATGATTTTAGTGGGAAAAAACCAGATTATTTAGAATTTAATCCTTCTAAACTAAGGATTAGTGCTTATGATGATGAATGGAATGAAGGATTTGATGAAAGAAAAAAAAATTATGATAGAATAATTGGAACAGATGATGGTATTATAACTACAAGTAGAAGAAAAATAGCAGAAAAAATAAGAAGAACTATGTTTAATTTAAAACATGATTTACATAATTTAGGTAAAGAAGGAGCTGAAATAGTTTCTAATTTAATACCTGGGTTTGATTATAATTATGATAATTGGGAAGAACAATCACAAAAAATTTTAAAAAGAATAAATGTTAATGAAGATTTAGGAATAACAAATACAAATGCTGCTTATAATTTTATTATAGAAAATGAAGAAAACGGAGTATTTAAACCTATAGTATATGAAAATATAAAAGGTGATCCAAGCATTGGGTATGGTTTAAGTTTAAAAAACGAATTTGTTATTAATGAACTTAAAAAAAGAGGATATAATATTGATAAATTAATGAATAAAACTGAAGAACTATCAAAAAAAGATGGAGAAGAAATTACTGATATAAAAGTTAATGAAGCAAGAAAAATAACATTACAAAAGTTTAAAAATAAAGAAATAGATTTAAGTGGTGTTAATAATTCACACTTAAGAATAGCTTTAATTGATTTACAATATCAAGGATTATTAGGATCAGGTATGATAGAAGCTGTAACAAATTATATAAATACTGGAGATCAAAAATATATGGGAACTTTTAGTCCGTATAATGCTGATGGAAGTGCATTAAGAAATACTGATCCAAAATATGCAACAAGAGAAGTAACAATATTACAAGAATTATATAATGATGGATTAGCTGCAAAAGATAAAAAACAATCAGGAACTATGGTAAGAATGCACAGACGAGCAAAATTAATTATGTCTTGGGCAGAAGGTCAATATACAAATTTAGATGAAGGTAAATAATGCCAGAAATAGGTATTGGAGCTGGTAGAAATTTTCGTTCTATAAAAGATGTTAGTCCAATAAAAAAAACAGATTTATTTCAAGATATATATAAAGCTGGAGTTAATTTTGGAATAGGTGTTGCAGATGAAAATTCTTTAGTATTAGGAAGTTTATATGCAGCTAAAGCTATAGAAGGTACAACTAATATTTATAAATATGATCCTAACTATAATATATATTCAGATCCACAATTAGAAAATTTAAGAGATTATATTGGTAATTTTTTACATAGTAATAATGCTGAACATACTACAGAATTAATTAGAAAATTTTATGAAAAACAAGAAAAAGTTGGTGGATCTCCAGCTTATATTATTGGAAGAATAATTGGAGGATTATTAGATCCTTCTAGTTTATTTGCTTTTAGTAAAGCTGGTAATATTTTATTAAGTGCTAATAGATTAAAAAAAGCTGCTGGTTTTGGTGGTATTATTTCTGCAGAAGAAGCTTCTAAAAGAGTATTTACTGATACTAGAACTATGAATGAATCATTTATTATAAGTGCTGGTGGTTTTATTTTACCAGCTATGTTTCCAAAATTGCCTTCTTCTTCTGCAAAAAAATTTGATGAAGTAGCTGATATATTAGATGAAGCTGATGATAATATTTATAACATGAAATACACAATGGGTGCAGCAGCTCCTAAAAATGCTAAAATATTAACTGAAGAACAAATACAAAAATTAAATAAAATTTATACAACTGGATTAGGGCCAATAGGAGAAGATTTTGGTATTAATCCTATTTTTAGAACTTTACAAAAAGGAACAAGTAGTGCTCAAGAATTTATAGAAAACACATTAGAAAATCCTCTTTATCAATTTAAAAATGTTATAAATGATGAAATAAGTGTTACTCAAACAGTTAAAAGAAATCTTGATACTAAATTTGCTTCATTAGTTTTAAAAAATGAAAATATTATTGAAGGATCTTATAATGAATATTTAAAAAAACAGGGTTTAAATCCTCAAGGTTTTGTTGAAAAACAATTTGATACAAAATTTAAAAAAGGAAAAACTCAAGTAATGAATCCAAAACAATTTAGAAATGAAATTACAATGTATAGATTGGGTCAAGAAAATGTAGATGAATCAGTTATTGAAGCGTCTAAAGCAACTGATAATTTTTTTAAAATATTAGGAAATGAATATTCAGATTTAAAAATAGTTAATAATTGGGCAAATAGCAGAATACAATATTTAGAATTATTAGAAGTATCTTCTACTAATGCAAATTATACAGCTATTATAAAAGCAAGAATAAGAGATTTAGAAAATTTAAAACTTAATATTGAAAAATTTGGAATATTAAAAAGAGGTAAATCTTATACTCCAATTATGTATGATAGAGATCAAATAACAAGAAAATTTAATAATTTTGAATATTTAATGAGAAAAGCTATAAACGAAAGTCCAAAAACAAAATATTTATCTAAAAATGAAATAAATAAAATTATTGAAAGTTTTGTAGAATATCAACCATATATTGAATATACAAATTTAGCAGATGAATTTAGATTATTATCTAGATTTTCTACATTAGATAATAATGCAAAAGAATTATTAGAAACAGAATTACTTACTAAAATGGATAGAATATCTTCTAGATTTAAAGCTAGAAGTTTAGATATTGATTACAGAGATTTAGCAGCTGCTGGTTTTATTGAAACAGATATTAATTTAGTAAAAAGAAGATACTTTAATCAAGTTGCACCTGATATTGAAATTACAAAAAAATTTGGAGATCCAATGGGGTATGGATCTAATTATAAAGCTGGAGAAAATATTATTGGTATAAGACAAATAGCAGAAGAATATGATGATTTAATTGAAGATAGTTTAAAAATTGTAAATGGTAAAAGAGTTATGACTGCTAAAACTAAAAAATTAATTGCAAGAAAAGATGAACAATTAAAAGATTTAGACGCTTCAATAGCATTATCAAGAGGTACATATGGATTACCACAAGATCCTAATAGAGGGATAAGTAGAGGAATAAGAATTGGTAAATTATTTAATGCTATGACAATGCTTACTGGTATTGCTCAAGTTGTAGATACTGCAAGATTAGTTTCTATATTAGGAATTAAAAGAACATTTCAATTAGGTTGGGATACATTAACAAAAGGATATTCTAGAGAAATGTTTAAAATGGCAAAAACAAGTACACAATTAGCAAATGAAGGTACTGATTTAATTACTAGTCAAAGAGCAATGTCAATGTATGGAATAGATGATACCTATGGTGTATTTAATACATTTGAAAAAGGTGTTAGCTCAGTAGGTAATTTATATTTTACATTTTTAAATTTATCTAATCCTTGGAATGCTTTTGTTAAAAGTTTAGCTGGTATGTTTAATGGAACTAGAATGATTGAATCTATAGAAAAATTAGTACTTACAGGAAAATTAGATAGAGTAAATAAAATGAGATTAAGAAATTTAGGTATTGATGATGTAACAGCAAAAGAAATATACAAACAATATACAAAACATGGTTATGGTAAAAATGCTAAAAAATGGAAAGATCTTGGAGATAATTATAAAGTATTAAGAGTTGCTAATTCAGAAGCTTGGGATAATACTGAAGAAGGTATTAAAGCAGCAAAAGCATATCATTCTGCATTAGGTAAACAAGTTAGTATAGATATTGTAACTCCAGGCAAAGGTGATGTTCCATTATGGTCAAATACAGAACTTGGTGGTGTTTTATTACAATTTAAAAAATTTGGAATAGCTTCTACACAAAGAATGTTATTAAGAGGTTTGCAAGAAAAAGATGCTAGATTTTTAGAAGGTATATTAATGTTAATGGCAGCTGGTGCTATGGTAGATGCATTTAGACAAAAAGCATTTAATAGGGATTATTCTAAAAAACCTAGTGGTCAAAAATTTGTAGACGCATTTGATAGATCTGGTTTAGGAGGATATTTTTCAGATGTAAACAATGCTATTGAAAGATTAAGTAATAATCAATTCGGTTTAAGACCATTATTAGGAGCTAAAAAACCATATGGAACATATAATCAAAGAAAAAATCTTGGGCCTTATGGTATGCCAATAGCTGATGTTCTTGGCCCTACTGCTAGTCAAATAGAAAATATAGCAGATATTGCTTTTAGTTGGGGTACAGGTAAGTATAATCATCACACAGCAAGGAATGTGCGTAGACTTTTACCGTTTCAGAATGTATGGTTTTTAGATTCATTATTTGACGAGGTAGAACAAAAAGGACTAAGATGAGTATAACAATATCGGCAACTGATCCAAGAATACAATATACTGCAAGTAGTGGTCAAACTACATTTGCTGTTCCATTTGAATTTTTTGCTGACGCTGATTTACAAGTAAAAAATACTAATTCTGGTGGAGTAGATACTACTCTTACATTATCTAGTAATCCAACTACTGTAGTACAATACTCAGTAAGTGGTGCTGGAGAAACAGGTGGTGGTAATATTACTTTAGGATCTGGTGCTACTGCTGGTGATAAATATACAATTACTAGAAATTTAACAGTATCAAGAAGTACAGATTTTCCTAGTTCTGGTGTATTCCCAATAGAAACACTTAATACAGAATTAGATAAAATTATTGCTATGATACAGCAAAAAGGAATTGATATTAATTTATCTCCTAGAGCTTCTTCTACTACATCAACAGCGTATGGTTTAACATTCCCAGAGCTGGTCGCAAATAAGTTATTAACTGTAAACAGTGCTGGTAATGCATTAGAATTTTCACAAGAAATAGGTAACTATAGAGGTAACTGGGCAGCAAGTACAGCATATGTTCAAAGAGATCTTATCAAAGATACAACGAATGGTAATATATATATAATTAATACCAATCATAGCTCAAGTGGATCGCTACCTATCTCAACTAATGCTAATGCTTCTTATTATGATTTAATAGTAGATGCAGCTAGTGCTACTTCATCAGCAAGTGCGGCAGCAGCTAGTGCTACAGCAGCAGCAAATTCAGCAACAGCTGCGGCAACATCTGAAACAAATGCAGCGACTAGTGAAACTAACGCTGGAACATCTGAAACAAATGCGGCTACTTCTGCTACTACTGCGACTACACAAGCTAGTGCTGCAGCAACATCAGCAAGTAACGCTTCAACAAGCGAAACTAATGCTGCTACATCTGCATCTAATGCTTCAACAAGTGCTACTGCGTCAGCTTCTAGTGCAACAAGTGCTGCAAGTTCGGCAACTACAGCAACAACTCAGGCAAGTGCTGCTAGTACGTCTGCAACAAACGCAGCTACAAGTGCTACCAATGCTTCTACGTCAGAAACTAATGCAGCAGCTTCTGCAACAACTGCTTCTACTCAAGCTAGTAATGCTAGTACTTCTGCAACTAATGCGGCTACTTCTGCAACAGCAGCTCAAACTGCTCAAGCAGCAGCAGAGGCAGCAGCCGATAATTTTGATGATACATACTTAGGTGCTAAATCATCTGATCCTAGTGTGGACAATGATGGTGACGCTTTGACAACAGGTGATTTATATTTTAATACAACAGGTAACGAGTTAAAAGTTTATAATGGCAGTTCATGGCAAACTGCCGCAGTAGATGCAAGTAGTTTTGCTTCTGCTGGTTTTGCAATAGCCATGGCAGTTGCTTTATAAGGAGATATAATGGCACAAAATTTTAGAAGATTTACTGGTAATGATATCGGTGCTTCGCCATCAACTATTCTCACAGCTGATTCTTATGATACCATAGTAGGTATTCATGTAACCAATATTCATACATCTGCAATTAATGTTGATGTATATATAAATGATGGTGCTAATGATATTTATCTAGGGAAAAGTATGCCAATCCCTGTAGGTGGAGCTTTACAAGTTTTAGGTACAGGAAAAGTAGTCGTACAATCTGGTGATGCATTGAAAATAGTTTCAGATACAGCTTCAAGCGTTGATGCTTGGGTATCTTGTGTAGACGCAATAAGTACATAATATGGGATATATAGGAGCACAACCAGCAACTAACTTTGAAACAGTTAGAAAACAGGTATCTACAACGAATAGTGGAACAACTATTACGTTAGATTTTGCTGTTTCTAGCGTTC